TCAGCCAAACAGCCGATCGACTACCCGTTGTTGCTCGTCCTCGCTCATGTGCTGCCAGTTGACGATCTCCTCAATGCGCCGCCCGCAGCCCGCGCAGACATCGTCCTCGATGCGGCAGACGTTCACGCAGGGGGAGTCAGCCATTGGCAAGGTCCAGCAGTTCGTCGATCGCCTGAATGCGGCCGCGGATACGTTCATCCTGCTCGGGGTACGCCCCGCCAATGAGGCGCTCCACTTCGCCGTCGCGCTTGTTTTGCGCCCATTCCAGAACGGCCTGCCAGGTGGATGAAGTGCGGTCAATGTGGTGCATGACGCTCCCGTCTATCAAAATTGCTAGATACGGCTATCAACCGTAGCTATCAAACCCCATGGACTGATTGCGCTCTCGCGCCGCCCGCTCGGCCTGCTTGTCGGCGAGCTCGGCAGCGGCCTTGTCGCGCTCGGTCTGCATCTTGGCAGCGGTCTGCTCACGCTGGGCTTGCAGCTCGGCGGCGGTCTTTTGCATTTCCGCCTCCAGCTTCTGCGATTCCAGCCCGGCCTTTTGCTCCAGCTCCGCTAGGGTGACGCCCTCCTTGAGCGCGATCTCAAGCCGTGCCTTTTCCTGCTCGGTCTGCAGTTGAGCGGCTTTGTGCTGCTGCTCGAACTGCTGCTGCTGGGATTTGAGCTGCATTTCCTGCGCGGACTTCTGGGCGTCGAGCTCGGCCTGCTGCTGCTTGAGCTGCTGTTCGGCCTGCTTGATCTGCAGCTCCTGCATTTTGAGCTGCGTCTCGGTGTCGGGGCCTTGCTGCTCTTGCTGCTGCTCGAGCTCCTCGTCGTCGATCGTGACGTTATCGGCGCTCACCGACATGGTGCGCAGGATCTCTTTGTACATGGCCTGCCAGTCGGTCATGCGGGCGAACTCGGGATTCGAGCCGGCGAGCTGGGCGAGCATCATGAGCTTTTCCTGCTGCTCCTCGCGGGCGATCAGCACCGACGTGCCCTTGGCGACCGTGTCGAAATCCCCCTTGATCTCGGGGCGATCGGTGTAGGCCATGTGGAAGTCATAGAAACGGCGCACCGTTGGCACCGTGACGCCATCGTCGAAGTTCTTCACCGCCGAGCGCAGGACGATGTTGGAGTTGTTCATGAGCATCTGCATGCCCGTTGCGGTCGACGCCCCCGGGCCCCCGCTTGTGCCCTCGCCCTGGAGCAGGATCGGCAGATTGGTCTCGGTGTCGGCGAGCTGCTGCGCCATCTGGAAAATGGCCGACAGGTCGCCCTGATTGGAGTTGATGTTGTAGACGCCGAACGCCTGATCGACCGGGACGTCACCCGTCGCCTGCCAGACCTTCATGCGGTTGATCTGCCAGTCCCCGTCAGCGGGCGTGACAGCCCGCTTGTTGACAATGATCTGCGGGCCTGCCGAGACAGCCGCGTTATCCATCATCATCCGCCAGGCGGCGTTGGTGACCTTCTGCGGCTGGCGCATGAGATAGGGCACGCCAAAGCCGAAGATCGAGCTGCCATCGGCCTCCCAGTTGAAAACCGAGTAGGGGATCGCGCCTGAGTCGAGCGGGTTGAGGCTCGCCTTGACCACCTTGTTGCCCACCATGAGCACCGAGCCGGTGTACTCCACCAGCGGGTCGTCATCGACTTCGACGCCCGCGACTCGGAGCTCGTCTTTATCAAGCGGCCCCCAGTACTCCCACAGCTCCCAGCGCTTGGCCGTGGAGACCGTGTCGACGCCGGTGATCTCGCGCAGCTCGTCGCGCCGATCGTTGGCGATGTGACCCTGACTGTCCTCGTCCTCCATCGCCTGACGGAGCTGGTCGAGCATTACACCCGGCAGCTCAGCGAGTTCGCGCAGCTGCTTACGATTGATCAACTTGCGCTCGAAAACGAACTCGGCCTCGTCCATGCTTTGAGCCGACATATCCGGGAAGAAGTCCCACGGGTCCACCCGCTCCACTGAGGGCCGGTATTCCTGCTGGATCTCAAGCGCGGATTGGCCGGTCTGCGGATCTGTGCTCCATGCCTGACGGGTGCGATTGACGATCGTAGGCCCCTTCAGAACGCCCGTGCCGTAGATACAGGCGTCCTCGATAATGTCGCGGGTGTGCGCGTAGTACCGCGCCTCCTCGAAATCGTCGGCGATTTGCTCCTCCATCGCCCGCGCCGCCTCGTCCGCGCCCTCTTTGGCCGCCTGCTTTTCCTCGTCCGGCACCAGCGCCGAGGTCTCGGGAATGGGTGTGGGCTTGATGCCGTAGTTACGGTCATCAGCGGGCAGGAGCATATCCGCGAGCCGCGAGATTGCCGCCCGGGTTTTGTTGCGGGTGATGTTGACGTAGACCGAGCTGCGGCCCTCCATGCGGTCCAATTCCTGCGGCGTATACTCGCCGTGGTACTGACGCAGGTCAGCGAGCCAGCGCGTTTCGATCATCTGTCGCGCGGAAACCTGATCCTGGGCGAGCCGGTGGAGCTTTGAGCCCAGCACCTGCAGATCTTCCTCGCGCTTGATCTCCTCGGGCGAGCGATCGTCGGTCGTGTAGTCCATCATTTCCCTCAATAGCCCGCGGTCGGGTCGCCCGGCAGCTGCGGCTTGATCGCCGGCTTGGTGGATTTGGTCACAGCGTGGTGAATGCCCATTACGAGATAGCGGGTGCCGTCCATGAGGTGATCGTGCTCTTTGACCACCCGGCCCTTATCGTCGCGCCGATAGATCCGATACTCGGACAGCCAATGCTGGAGCGTCGAGAACACTCGGAGCCGGCCGGTCGAGAGTCGATCGAGCATTTCCATCAGCCCCGCCTCAACCGCCTTGTCCGCTTTGTTGAGGATCAGCCCCTCGTCCTCGTAGAGCTCCCAAAGGCTCTTGCCGTCCGCCTGGCTGCGTCCCCGGGCGGCGGTATCAATCACCCCCGGAATCCAGTCGCCCCGCATACGGATGGCTTTGGCGTGGATCGGCACCTCGGCCTGGCCGCGGTAGTGCTCGGAGTAGAGGTAGATCGTGTCGGATTCGCGATCGTAGGCACCCCACACCGCGGCCGTGCGATTCCAGCCGACGTCGAGTCCGTAGAGTCGCGGATACCAGGACGGAATCTGGAACGGCTCGACCAGCACGTCATCCTCGGGCACCGGGAATATCGCGCCCGAGCCCAGCGTCGGCGTGCCGTTCATGCGCGCTTCGAGCTGATGGGGCGCGATCGAGCGACTCATGTCCTCGATATCCTGATCAGTCAGGTGCGGCACGTCCCGCCACCCCGCTTGCACGACGTATCGACTCAACCCGGAACCCCGGCGTAGCGCTCGCGGAGCGCCTCGATAGCGGCCTGCCTGCGCCGAGCCACCGGGTCAGACTCCCACTCGTCGAGCACTTCGGTGACGCGATATCGCTCGGTCATGTCCGCACCCAAAGTTCAATACCGCCCAGATCCAGCCGCTTGCCCGGGTAGGCGCTGCGATCAATGCGGCTCGCCAGCGACAAGGGAATCGTCCCGCCGGTCACGCCACGCGCCTGCAGGGTTTCGATCAGCTGCTGACGAATGCTCGCGGTCGCGCTGCGCTCGCCGGGTAGGTATTCCTGGTCGCTCATGCGCTGTTAACCCAGCACCTGGTGGCGAATGTGCTCGACCGCATCAATCAGCCCCTCGGCGTACTCAGCGGCTGACTCAATATCCTCGAGGTCCGCGTCCGGCTCCGGCGGCTCGACGTCAAGATCCAGGCCAAGCGCTGCAATCTGGCTCGCCAGTTCTAATAGGATGGCAAGCGTTTCCGCTTCGTTGTCTGTCATACCGGCTCCTGCGCTGCGCGTGATTCGAGAAAGTCCATCACCAGCTGGGTGAGGCCCTGCAGCGGGGTGAACGTCATGAACACGATGCCCTGCACCGTCATCGTCCTGACGAGCGCCTCCTCGTAGACGTCCCGGGGCACCTCCTCGTCGAGCCACACCACATGCTGCTCAACGCCCTGAAATATCCGCCGGCCCTGATCGTAGCTGCGAAGCGCCAGCCGACTGGTTCCGCCAGCCGCGTGCTCGACCGGGATCTCCTCGTAAGCATTGGCGATGCCGCGGGAGACCGTGGGTTTGCCGAGGTAGTCACGCGGGATCAGCCCGGTGCCGAACTCGGGCGTGTCGTAGAGACCGCCGAGGAGCTTGTGCTGGATTATGTCTCTGGTGGTCTGGCTGGTATCGCCCGCGGCCAGCGCCCGGATCGGCTGGTCAAACCGCCGCCCCTCCCACCAGTCGGGGTATCGCCCGGTGAGGTGGTAGGTCATTTCCGCGGCACCAGCGAAACTCTTGCCGGCCCGGTTGGCCGCCATGAAAAGGCGTTCTCGGTGGATTGCGCCGGCCCGGAAAAACTCGACGTGCCGCGGATACAGATGCCGCGCATAGGGCCCGTCGTCCGGGAACAGGTCATCAATCAGCCGGTAGCGCTTGCGCCGCGCTCGCTCCTCGAGCAGCTGCACCAGCTCGCGCTTCTGGTCAATCGTGAGCGGCATAGCCGCCCGGCTTGATCACCGTCCCGCAGTCAGTACAG